TGTCCGGTGCAGTCTGCAAAGTCAAGTGGTGATTCATTGCACAATCCTACCAGATATGTATTCGCAGGTTGGCGTAGTTGCTGTCGGTCGTGGCATTCTTGCCCTGGATGACTGCTCCTTTAGGAATGCAAACGCCGGTCAAGGTCTTGGGGGTCGTGCCTGCAACAACGTAGATGTTGTCGCTTGTACCTCCGTCCAGAGACACGATGGCGTCATTCGTCGTGCAGATCAGTTCTATGTTGTGGCATTCACGCGCAGCAGCGGCTATCACGTTGGCGTAGGTGTTCGCACCTGTCGCGTCTGTGCCGTATTCGGGATAGAGGGGTTTCATGTGCATGCACCTTTCTCGGTCAAACCGATATTGTTTCTTTGGAATAGGTCTTGAATCGTGGCGCCACCTTAGCCGACGAATAACGCTCTACCCTGTCGTACTTGTAGAGGTCGGCCGGCATTTCGTCGGTAGGCGAAAACTGAAACTGGTCTTCCATGTGCTTGTTGAGCACGTTTGATATTTCGTGACGCACAGGCCCGTTGCCTCTGACGGTCACATACGAGTAGGCGCAGGTGTCAAACGGGAATGCCCTGCCAATGTAGCTGTCTTCGCTGATAGATACCTTGACGCCCCTGGCCATTGCCTGCCCCAGCCAATAGTCCATGCACGGCTTCTGCTGGAAGTAGTCTGCGCTCTGCGGGTACGTCATTATCCGGTCAATCCAGATGTGCTCGTACCCCTTGTAGATGGCGTCTGCCATCATATAGGCTATTGTGCTCGTGAAGTAGACAATGCCGAAAAACTCCGTGATGTCTTCTATGGGATAGCGTTCACTCATCTTGATGGCCGGGTGCGCGGCAGATCCAACTACCGGCACACCCAGCGCATCAAGTTCCTCTATGAACTGCTTGTTGGAGATAGTGAACCTCCCGCCCGATGTCACCATGTCGTCAAGCGCACGATCGTTGAATGCGTAGGTGTCCATGACGTACATACGGGTGATACCCTCTTGTATCTTGTAGCCCATATTCACGGCCCACACATCGGCAGAGTCGGGCGGGTCTGGGAACCCACCCTGCATGCCTACGATAATGACATCGGTTTTCATTTTGCGGCCTATGTATCGTCCGCTGAGGCCGTACCGATAATGCCGCTCGTACCTGACGAGCTTTCGTCTTCGTTGTAGTAGTTCTCGTGCAGGTGGCAGTCAGCCGCTACAATCGCTGCAGCTTTCGTCGCCAGGTTGCAGACACAAACGTTGCCGACAATGACGCCGGTCGTGTTGGCATGCAGTTCGATACAAGGCTCGGTGTTCAGGCCGATGCCTGTTGCCTGACCGTTGTACAGAATGTTGCCCTCAATCCGTACCATGTCATCAGCTTCGTCGCCCACAATACACGCAGTGCTGTAGTCACCGGATACGAAGTTGCCTTTGATGACCCCGTAGTCCGTGTCAGCATCGACCTTGATAGCCGATACAGCAGCAGCCGTGCCCTGATGGAATTCGCAATTCTGAATCACGTAGTTGTTGCACTGGTCGCCTACGGTGATCGCGTTGTTGAACTCATCAGTACCAGCAGTGTCAACACCGAAACGGCAGTTTTCGATGACGCAACCAGTGTTGGTCGTTTCAATGTCAATCGCCGTCAGGACGGTGGTAACGGAAGCGTTGCAGATGATATTGCTGATACGCACATTGCTGGCGCCTACAACAATCTCGCCCGCTGCATTCGTGTAGGTGAAGGTCGGGCGCAAGTTGCCGTGGCCCAGACCGATAACATGGACACCTGCGACGTCTATGTCTACCGCATCAGCAGCAGCCAAATCTTCCGCGTGACGCGCAGCGACAAAGATTCTGTCGCCTTGGTCGGCGGTACACTTGCCCACCGCAGCGTCCAACGTAGCGAGGCACTGTGCCCAAGACTCGCCGGTATTGTCGTCAGAGGCTTGCGTCGCCTCAGAGTCTACAAAATACTCGTCGCCCGCTCCACCGTCGCCGGGGTAAACAACGAGATTGCCGCTATTCCATTTGGAATACAAGCGGCCTGCGTTCTGTCTATCAAGCATGGTTGGTTCTCCTTTTTGCGTTCAGTACATCCGAAGTTCGGCACGGCCCGGCAAAACCGGGCCGCACCGGAAAAATACTTTAGAGTGCCGACGGCATCAGATCAGGCTTGGTCTGAATGTGCGCACCGCCCAGGATGTACAGCCCACAAACCAGTTTCGCGCTTGAGATCGTGTCCAAGTCAACGCGAATATGGTCAAAGCCGTTGTCTGCATCGAGGTCGGAAGCCATGATTTCACAAGCAATCATGCCAAGCTTTTCACCGCTCGCTTCGTCGTCGTAAACCTCATCTGCGGTGGCCTGGGTCTCTTCTGTCCACTGCCCGACAGCGGCCAGCGTGGTCGCATTGACCTTGCTGTAGATGCGGCCCGTTTCGAGTGCGTTCAGCGCCTTGGCGCCGGTGCCCGCATTGTCCGTGGCCTGGTAGACTTCAATATCAATGTCACCCGTAGTTGCGGTGCCATCGTTGAAGGCTATCAACACCAGACAGTTGTCAAAGTCCTTGAGGCTAACATAGTCCCCGGTTGCAACAGTGTCGTCATCCCCGTCGTCTACGACGTATGCCGGCCAGATGGGGTGAATCTGAATCTGCTCGAGCATTTTCATTGCCTTTTCTCCTTTTCTGTCATATACAGTTAGTGGCGCAGGGCGGGGCCAACCCCCGCCCTATCGCCTATCTATCAAACTCAGGCGCGTTCTGCGAGTTTCACAAACGGACTCACGCGGCGGGTACTTGCACCCTTACGCGGCTTGAGGTTCGTTTCCCATGCGGGCCGGCCGTCTACGCGGAAAGTCGAGCGGAAAGCCACCTCGTCGTAGTCGAATCGAAGGTGGATGCTCATTGCGGTCTTGACGGTTCCCTTCATGGCCAGCAGGTACTGGCTCCAATCGGCAAACACGATGTCGCCAGCGTCGCCCAGGGCTTCGCAGTGGTCGGTTTCGTATGCCGGGCGGCCCTTGAGGCGGCCGTGCGGTGCGTCTGCATAGCCACCAGCGGGCATGTAGACAGGAACACCACCTGTACCGACAGCGATTGCCATAGACTCGAGCTGCGGCAGGCACTCACCGTTGTAGTACCAATTGCCTTTGCCGCGCGAACCGCTGACAATGACAGAATTCATGTTGCTGATGTTCTCAGCGACAATGGTATCCGCTGCCTGTCCGGTTTCCTTCGCCACCTCTACGCAGGGGCTGGTGCCAACAAAGGCGCCCAGGGGCTTGTCTACGCCGGTGCCTGCAAACAGAGCTTCGGTCAGCTCGTCTGCAATCGCTTCGCTCTGCTTGTCCAGCAGACGCGAGCCGAAGTTGGATACGTCTTCCAGCTCTTCCTCGGTCACGTAGCTCAACGCAGCCAGCTTGTTGAGGCGCAGAATGACCTGACGGAACTTGAGGCTCGAACGGGTAATCTGACCAGCTTCGCCAACCCAGTAAGGAATGACGCCGCCGTAGCGATACGTGGTGCTCGAACGGTCGTGATCAATCTGACCGTTGACCGTGACAGTGTTGCCACTCAGGGTCAATTTGTCGCACTGCCCGATGACAGGCGCAACGTCCTGGGCACGGGTGAGAATGCGGTTGCTGTACTCGGGCGGAATCAGGAAGCCGCCGTCGGCGCCTGCTTCGGTGTGCTGGCCCTGTGCAGCCTTGACAATGCGCAGATTCTCGTGAACCTGTGCGCCATCAGAACCTGCACGCTTTACAGCGAGTGCGAAGTCCTCGTAGCGTGCGAATCCGTAGGTGGGGTCATCAAGCACGCGCTCGCGCACTGATGTGACAGCGGCTACGGCCGGCTCGTCAAGTTCGTCTACGACAGGCTCGGGAACTACAGCCAACTGCTGGCTGTACTCTTCGCGGGCCTTCATGTCCTTTTCCAAACGCTCCTTGCGCTCGGCCTGTGCCTTTAGGGCTTCCAGGTTTTTCTGCTCATCTTCGATGTCGGAGATACGCTTGTCCTCGTCCTCGGTCAGCTCGTCCTTTTCCAGAAGCTCGCCCAGTTCCTTGTCGAGCGCCTTCTGCTTCGCGGCAATTTCCTTCAACGTCATTTTTCAGACCTCCTCAATAAAATGTCAAATCGAGTTTCTGAGCCTTACCATAGCCGTGTCAAATGACTCGACGTGATCTACCAGCCCAAATTCCATCGAATCTTTGGAATCGAACACCCGCCCGTCGCTAACCTTGTTGAACCGGCCCTTAGCGCGTAGGTGGGATCTGCCACGACGCACTGCCGTGGCGAAGTGATCAAAATGCTTGTCAACAACGCTCTGCCATTCGGCGAGCTGTTCTTCTGTGATCTCGGTGCCGGGTTCGCCTGCGCCCTTGAATGGGCCGGTCGATACCACATGCACCTTGACACCGTTCTTCTCTGCCAGACCTGATTCGTCGTGAATAACGGCGTAGGTGCCAATACTTCCTGCGAATCCTGTGCGGTTCATGCTTACCATATCGGCCTGTGAAGCGGCCCAGTATGCAGCAGAGGCGCCCAAATCGTCTATGTGGGCGAATATCGGCTTGTTGGTATTGCGTATATCGTCACCCAGCTCTGCCGTGCCTGCGGCCGTGCCTCCCGGCGAGTCTATGTGCAGCATGATTCCGCGCACGTTCTCGTTCTTGTCTGCATCGCGTATTGCGGCCCGTGCCCAAGTAGTCGAGGTGCCGCCGTACTTGCTCCACTGCTTCATCAGCCCGCCTTCGAGCGGAATGACCGCAACGCCGTTTGATACGACATACGGATACCCGTTGACATCGTACCCGCGCTTGGTGCGCTCGGCATCGCCTACGATAATGCCAGACCGAACAGCCTTGACCTTCTGCTGCAGCCAGTCAGACTTGATAGACCATACATCCAGGTGCATTGCTGCGCATTTCGCTGTGTGCATTCTATTCTCCTTGACCGCCCGACTTGCCGCCGCTGACGCTGTTGGCAAACTCGGCCGGGGTCATGTTCATGGGTACGAAGTGCTTGTCGCCGCCTTCCTCTTCTATGGGGTTGCGGTTTTCCATGTCGCGGATCTCGTTGATAGACAAAGCACCGATAGAAAACTGCTTGACGTAGTAGTCTGCCCGGGTGCTGACATCGCCCCGCAGTATGCCGTCAACCATGTGCTCGCAGAAATACTCGTCGTGCGTACCGATCAGCTTGTATGTGAACTCCTGCTCTATGCGGGCCAGCCATGGCATGAGCGTGTCTGTCAGGTAGTCTGTGTTCTGGGCGTCGAGGGTTGACCATCCCTGAGCACGCACCAAATACTGAATCTTGTGCAGTGGCATGCGGAACCAGCGGGCCACATCCTCAACGGTGAAGTTACACGTTTCGATGTACTGCGCATCGTTGGGGTTGACCGTGATAGGCGAGTAGTCAATGCCGTTGTCAAGCATGGCCGTACCGCCCATCCTCTCGCCTGAGTGGGCCTTTGCCCATGCTTCAACGTTTGCACTGCGTGCTTCCTTGGTTAGCTTCGCCGATGTCTTGAGTATGCCGCCCGGCCGGCCGTTGGTCGTGTACAGGTTGGTGCCGAACCGCTTGATTGCGGCTGCCATAGTCATGGATGTGACACCGTAGGCCGCAACAGACATACCGCTGACGCCGTTGGAGCCTACGCCATGTACGTGTATCATGTCTCTGCCCTGTATCGTCACAGGGTCGTTGGTGCCCCTCTTGTACTCGTAGTTGACCCCACCCTGGCCGTCAGACTTGACCTTGACGTTCTGCGGGTGCAGGGGCATGATAGCGCCTACATCGTCGCCGTTCGTGCGGTAGATGCGTGCGTAGCCGTTACCCCATGCGAGTGCATATCGGGTCACAGTCTCACGCAGGGCGGCCGAACTGATAGGCACAGCCGGCCTGTAGCGTATCATGTTGTAGTATTTGTGATCTGTAGCGCGTTCCTTGCCGCGTTCAAGCCTCTTGTATAGGATGAACGGCAGTTTGCCTACGTCTTCGCTGATGTTGCGGACGCACGCAAAGTATGCGCTTAGTGCAAGGAACTTCTCTTCTGACTGGTTGGACGGGTCAAACTCGTTGCCGCCACTAACAGGAATCCAGCCTTCTTTGGTGTCTTGTGTGGCCCAGAAGCCACGCCAGCCTGCGCGGACGCGGGATAGTATGCTCAACTGCTTCCCTCGAAAAACCGGTTTGCATTGATAGTGTCACAAAACGACTACTTATGCAAACCAGATTTCGGGCCTTGCGAATTATCTGACATATATGGCAGTTGAACGCAAAAAGTGTCATATATGACTATCTTCTTTTCCCAAAACTGACATAGACACCCCGTGTTGCAGAATAAGCACGCGATTCTTGAAGCCCACCTTGTCTGCCCACGACTGCAAGGCAAACGTCAACATTTGGCGGTTGTGTTGTGATAGTGGTTCATCCGGTTGAATCACCAACACATCATCTTTGCCCATTTCCAACTTGGCAATTTGCACGGTCACACAATCAATGTTCATATCCTACCCCTTTCGCCGTTTCTGAAGGCTTTTGACCGCTTCCTTGTAGCCTGACGGGTATGCCTTGCGCGGTGAAGGCCCGTTCTCTATGCTGGTGTACGTGTACCCGCAAGCCTTGCATTTGCGCTTGCGAATCCACGCCCGCTCGTTCTTTGTGCTGCGATAGACCTGCCACCTGGCTGCCCCGCACTTCGGACAGCGCGGCCCCAACTCATCGTGGCTTTGCTCAGATGACCGTGACGTTGCACTCACTGCTTTCTCCCTCATCTACCATTGATCTGCCCAGCGCCATGATAGCGGCTACAATGCCGTCTATCTTGTGTGGGCTGTTGCGTGCTGGTTTGGTTGGTTTCATACTGCCGGCGGGATCTGTCTTGACCGCGACGTTGCCGGCCATCCATTTGAGCACCGGATTGTTGCCGTGCTCGAATTGCCCAGACAGCACCCGCTCCTCGAACACCTTGCACGGAGCGGCCATGCTGTAGAATCCCTGCCCGAAGGCTATGACCTCAAACCCGTCGTCCATGAGCTGCGTACATAGTTGCGCCCCCTGGAATAGCCTGTCAACCGCCATTTCCTGTATGTGGTAGTGCTCACCCACTGCGTTGATGTCAGCCCGCACGTGGTCGTAGTCGGTGACATTACCGGGCGTTGTGGTGACGTATCCCTGATCGCGCCACACAAGGTACTGTGTGCGGTTGGGGTTCTTGGCGTCGTGTAGCGCATCCTCTGGTAGCCAAAACCACGGCAGCAGGATATTGGAGTCGGGATAGAACAGAACGAAGGCCGTCAAGTCGCTTGTGCTGCCCAGGTCGAGGCCCGCGTAGCATGACCGGCCCAGCAGTTCGTCTGCCTGCCGCTTGCGCCACTCACGCGGGTCGTCGTCTTCGCCCAGCTTTGTGCATTCGGCCCATGCGTCCGGCGACAACCAGCGGTTTTCTTGCT